TTCTCCGCACTCAAGTCAAAAGACTTGAGAACCTGGCCGCTAAGCGGCCAGGATCCACCGCTGCTTGATGCGTAGGGCAACGGGCCTACCGGACACCTCTAGGTGCCGTGGGTCCTCAAACGGTCGGGAAGACCGCTTGAGAAACACCTTGAGCAACGCATCGTACCCGTCAATACGATTGACAGGCAGCTTAGCGTCCACAACCCAAACGCGGGTCTCACCGCGTTGGAGGTGCGGATTGTAGCGGTCGACGTCAAAGTCGCCATCTACAATCACTCCAAGAGCTTGGGACGTGCTTGAGACTCGAGGAAGCCGAATTAACTTCGACAACTCGTGAAACAAGTAGTCCGCAGCTTCATCTAAACCCGCTGAATACAGCCGGTTCATTAATGAAACTGTGGAAACAAGCTCAGAGGTGTCCTTCCGCGAGGAAGGGAGCATACTACGGCAACGGACAATGCTCACGTCCGTACCGGAGTAATACTCCTTCCCGCAAGACTCCCGGAACTTCCCGTTCCAGAAGCTCTTGCGTCGATTTACTTTGAGTCCATTAGACTCAAGCAGATCGATCACGGTTGGCACATGTTCTACAGGGATGATAATATCATCACCGTAGACGCGCACCTTGCCTCTGTAGGAAAGAATCTCTTTCCTACTGAGACGATGGCCTACGTCTTTCTCAATTCCCATGAAGATCAGGGTGCAAAACACCATGGCTTCAAATGGGAATGTGAGGGCGGACCCCATCGACGCAAACTTCGCCAGTTTGACTTTGCCAAACTGAGGAAGTTCAGCTGTTCGAGATCTGCACGCATCAACGGCTTCAAAAAGCCATCGATGCGGAGACAGCATCTCACGAACAAGCTGATTCGAAACCCGGTCAGAAGCTTCACTCAAATCGAGTGTAGCTAAAGACCCACCAATCGATCCCTGACATGCCAATTCTTGATTGACATGCTGGGTATCGATATGATTGACAAAGGCATTGGGGATTTCACAATCCTCATAGCCCTTCTCAATCTGCTCTAGGATTCCCTGTTGTACATATTGCATGTACACAGGTTCCATAGCGATGATGCGAGGGGTTTTGAGCGTTTTAGGGACAGAGATAACCTTAACAGGTTCCTCTTCCCGGGGTCCAAGCCACCGAACTTGGGGCAAATCCTGCCACTGACTCCAAGATGCGAATCCATTTTCAATAAATGGAAACACGTTCTCGAGTCGGTGGGTCCACCGTCGGTTGCTGAATTTGGCATTGCCTTTCAGCCCACTAGCGGTGGAACCAGGACCGTGCTTAGGTATGATCTTACCAGCATATATATTGCTATCAATGCTGCAATAAAGATCACTCCA